TCATAGTCACAATTACCATAACTTTTTTCGTCTGATGATTCTTCTACTGCTGATGCACAGTTATGTCCACCACAGCAAGTTGATTTTTCTTCTTCGGTTTGCTCTTCTTCAGGCTCTTCATTTTCTAAAAATGTAGAATTACCAAGAACACCCTTTTCAGAAGCCATTTCCTCTAATAGTTCTTTATTAGATTTAATAGCCATTGTGTATGTGTCTTGATTAGCACCTACTAGAACAGGAGATACTTCGTAGACTGATAAGTCTTTTAAGTATCTTGCGTCAACATCCTTATCACCGCTCTTGAATTTACCTCTTTCTGAATCGTTAACTCTGTAACCAAAAGACCATTGTTGTAGGTCTCCCATAGCTTTAACTAAATTGTATGCTTCTTTACCAGATTCTGTGTCCATGAAAAATTCACCTTCAAAAGTAGCTTTATCGCCATCTTGTTTGATTGCACCTTTTCCGATTGGCATATCCCATTTATGAGCCCATACCATTGGCACTGAACCTGATTTAAATCCTGATTTGATAGCTTCTGGAATTACTACATCTCCATCACTATCTAATGTATTGAAAACTGAGAATACAGCAGAAACTTTACCTTCACCGTCCGCTTTAAATTCTAAGTCGATATTCTTAATTTCACTCACGAGTGTATCTCCTATATAAACTGTTAACAGATTTATTTAGGTGCATATATAGAAATAATAACAAATGGTTATAAAGTGTGTGGTATTTACTTAGTGATATCTTTAATAATAGTCAATTTAGAGATAGGCATAGTAACTTTTCTATCAGTCTTTTTATGACTACCATCTTCGTTAATAGCCCAAACTAACATAGTGGCTTCTTTGTCTTTTCCATTTACACTCGTTACAACACCATGTACTGTTGAAGGTGGGTCGGGGTCCTTATTGATTGACCAAGAAACAGATTGACCTATACGAACAAAACTTGCTTTCATTTCATCATTACCCTTTTTAGATGAGAGTGGGTGTGATGAAGGAAGTAAATCTTGGTCATAAGGCTTTCTCTTAAATCTTCCTGTTCTCAATGCATGAAGGAACCCGTTAACTCTGGCTACAGCCCACTGGTCAGGTCCTGAAACATTTCCACGAACTGAACCAGGGTTTGTACGATAAGCACCTACACCTCTATTAAACACAGCAATTAACATTCTTAGTGTTGCTCTGTGCTTAGGATTTTTTGAGTTGTGTTCTTCAACTTTATTAGTTAATGTTTTTCTGATTCTAGCTGAAACTGCTTTAGCAGCATTTTCGTCAGCTATTTTACTAGCAAGTTCATAAGCTTCTTTTCGCCTACTACGTACTACTTTTTTTTGGTCAGAAATAACTTTTTTCATAGCAGGAACACCCATGTTTAAAACACCACCCCACTTAATAGCAGCTACAACACCAGCTAATCTGTTGTTGTTTTGATGTCTTCCCATAAAGCGTTCTCTTCTACGTACCCAGTTAAGTACTGATTCACTTCTATCTCCAGATTGATATTTACTCCATCTGTTAAAAGCATCATTACCTGTAAATGAGGTAGGAGGGTTTCCACCATTTCCGCCTCGTCTCCATATTTCTGGGTAATCTTCTTTTAGGCTTTTTGCATAACCATAAGGAAACATTTTATATTTAGAGTTGGAAATTCTTACAGCCATGTCATCACCAGGACTTGGAAAATTTGTTCTATCTTTTTTAGGTTTTTCTTTTATATTCTCAGGTTCCATTTCAAAAATTTGCTCCATGACTACTTCTGCTTCTTCTGTTGAGACTTTCAACTCTTCAACAATACCATCTATAAAAGATTTTTTAGTTCTCTCAAATGCTTCATGAGAACTACAAGGCATATAGTAAGTCATTTCTTCAATCTTATGAGTATGAGAACCCTCACAACCTAATTGTTCTGCTCTTTCTTCAGCAGCTTCTCTAGTTGTAAACATAAACATATTCCTAGAAGGCTTTGGTGATACTGCTTGTCTTGTTGTCTCTGGTACAGCATCTACACTATCCATCTTTGCATCATATAATTTTCTTAAAAGTTTAGCTTCATAACTAGCTTCATTGTCGCTAGCAGCTTGAAGTTGTCCAGCTCGTGGATTATTATCTGAACCTTCATCTTGTTCTTCTGTCATTGGAGCTGGGTCAGAACCATCAGCAGGAACTTGTAACATATTAAGTGGTCTTAAATAAACATTATGTTTTTCATCTACTTCAAGACCTACTACTTTTCTAGCTTCACCAATAGTAATCCAACCACCACTTACGCCTTTATTAACTCTGTTATATAGATTGTCCATATCTGTTTGTAGTGCTCTAACATTGTTTACATCGTATTCACACATTACATCATCACCACCAAAATCTGGTAGTAACAACTGATGTGTTAACTCGTTAGCAACAGTTTTCCATAGTGGTACAAGTTTTTGCTCAGTAAAAAATTCTCTAAGTTCGGCAGTATTGTTATATGTCGCTGAATCCAGTCCAGCTCCGAGTCCAGCGAGAATTGCTGGGACACCTAAAACAGCAGAAACTCTTTCTTCTGGAAGTCTTCTTAATTCTTGTAATTTCATTTGGTCTGGCGAGAAAGAAACAACTTCAACTGACATTGCACCAGATAGAACCATTGGTTGTCCTCTGTTGGCTCCACCAAATTTTTGTTTATATGAAGAAGCTATAGCTTCAGCTTCTTCTCTAGTAGGACCACCCATTGCATCATTTCTTGGAGAGAGAACTACTCCTGGAACTGCTAAGTTTGTTAACAGAGCAGATGAATATTGTCCTGCTGCTTCATCACCAATTAATTCTCTTAATATAGATTTAAGTGGTGCATGACCTCGTCTATGGTCATTTGAGTCAATACCTTGTCTTATGTGAATAACATCTTTAGGGTCTATTTTTACTGGTTCTCCAGCTAATTCATTTTTTGAGTGTGCGTAGTATTCGTAATGTGTAATTAGCTTTTCAGTATTACCTCTAACTTCTACTAAGTTAGGCATCAAAGGTACAAGTTGTACTACTTTACCATTTTGATTTCTGTTTTTAAATATAAAAGCGTCTCCATGAGCATTTAGAGAAACAACAATGTAATGTGATAAAAGACTTGATGACATAAACTCATTTGGTCTTCTGTATAGTTCAGCTACAGGATGTTTGTAATCTACTTCTCTATCACCAAATACTTGGTCTCTTTTTACAACTTGTAATTGTGGTTCAGAAAAAGATGTAGATAAAACATTTAAACAAGCGACGACTGCAGAGTTAGAAGTTCCGTCACCTATTTCTTTTAAGGAGCTAGTTTCCCAAAAACCTGCACCTGTGTTGTAACCATAAATTGATGTATCACGACTAGATGATAGGCTTTGATTATAGTTAGCCATTTTCCTAAGTGAAGCTTCACTAGGTCTATTTAAATATTCTGTTGCTCTTTGTAAAAAATTTTTATTTTCTGCCATTTAATATGCTGTCCAACTTCTCCTCTGAACTAAACTTTGTGCTCCTAACACTAAAGCGTCAACTATATCGTCATGTCTACCTACTGGAAAGGTCATTAATTCTCTCTCTAGCTCTTCTAACCACGATGCATTACGACGAAATAGCACATCGCCTGACTCCATCCTAGCTGATAAAGGTAAAGCCTGTGTTATTTTATCTTTAGAAGTGTCCATTTCTCTAACTCTCATTCCTACTCTCTGTGCAAGCTGAGTAAAGTTTTTTGTAAAGTTTTGTTTTTCCATACAGACATAAGCCCATTTATATTTTTCGTACATTTGTTTAATTGTTGGTACAATATCGGGACCTTCTATTTTTACTCTGACCATATCTTCAATGTATATTTTCATATCAGGTGAAATAGCACATGATAATATAACTGTGTAATCTGATTCTGTTTTTGTAGTAACAGCAAGGTCTGCTGTTCCGAAGTGCAACATTTCAGCTGGATTCCATTGAGAGCCACCACCAATATATAATCTATCTTTTATGTCGAAGTATGACATCCATTCTGGTTTTAACATTCCTTGACCAGCGTCAACAAACTCTGCTAAATACTCTTGAGCGAAAACAATAGAACCTACTTCATCTTTAGCTGAATCAATTTCTTCGTCATCTATCATTGGGTTGTCATAAGTAGAAAATCTAAATCTTTCCCAATTAGGTGCTTTCTCTGCAACTTCCCATAAATCATAAAACCAATTGTCCATTCCCATAGGTGTACTAATAAATAAAGCAGAACCTTTTCTTTCAGTTAAAGTAGGACGTAATACTTCTTGCCAAACATCTGGTTTAATAAATGCCGCCTCATCCATTACTAAGAAATCCAAACCCTCACCACGTAGTCTTTGGGGATTATCAGCAGATTTACAAGATATAGAACCACCATTTGGAAATATAACTTCCATGTTAGCTAATGAAACTTTAGGTTGTATTTCTGGAGGAAAGGAATAAGCTGCGTTTTCTAGTGCTCTCCAACCAACTCTAGCTATTGCAAAAGTAGGTGCGACCCACCAAGCTCTACCACCATTGAGAGCAACTTCCATACACATGTGTATACCAAGACGAGTTTTACCAAACCTTCGACCAGCACAAAGTATTTTCCACCTACTGTCAGAGCTGGCAACTTCTTTTTGATTTTCATGAAGTCCTGGGAGTTCTGGTACATATACAGGCATTTTACGGTTTAAATTTATATTTCATATCGAGGTATTCAGAAAGTAACTCTCTATAAGCTCTTTTACTTCCTTTAGTATTTCTACCATCATAAATATCGTGATGATACTTACACAAAATACATACGTTATCTAAATCATATTTTTTATCTGCACTTCTACCACCCATACCTATGTCGAGTATATGAGCAAGCTCTAACCATCTAGTTTCATTACAGTCAGACCATTCACATTTAAATCTAGCTCTTTGCATAGCATCACTTCTAATTTTAGTAAGACCACCTTCAGGTTTATCAGCATTTTTCTTTTTACTTACACCACCACGCATACCTTTGCCTTTAGTACGCATTTTAAATTCTTTGTGAGTTTCTTTCTCTGGGTCCCAAAATTCATAATTCTCTACCATCGGAATCTCCTTTTTCTAGCTGAGTTATATTGTCTGAAAGATTTCTCAGATAAACCTTTAGGGTCTTTTTCCCATTCTACATCAACTGGAGTTTCAAACATGACATTACGAGAAATTTGTCTCTTAGTTGGACTCTCACATTTAGGACAACTTATACTTGGTTCTTCTTTAATTCCATAAGTTACTTCAAATAGAAGTTCGCATTTATCTTTTAAACATTTGTGTTCATATCTAGGCATAACACTTAGGATAATTGAGTAGGGTCGTACATACTGTATTTAACAGTAATTTCTTCTCCATCTTGAATATCTCTTAAAAAATATAAATACCTTACTCTTTGGACTTCTACAATTTTTGCATTAGGTTCTTCACTATGGTTAATAAATCCACCTAAAGGCGTTCTGTATATTTTTGTAGTTATAGAGTCTTGTATATGAGTGATACCACCGTTTACACCCTTTTCTATTGCATCTACTGCAAATAGTCCTAATCCTTCAATGTTAGATTTATCAATAGTAAGAAATTCAGGTAAAGGTCTATATGTCATTATGAAACCAATCTAAGGGAACGTGATAGTTATGTAAAGATTTTTCTTTAAAATCTACATTCATCCATTTCTCGTATCTTTTTATAGTTTCTTGTAACTTAGGGTCTTCGTAGTATCTGACAAAGTTTTGCATTTCTTTTTGCTCTAACATATCTTTTTCTTCAGGACTAACAAAGTGATGCCAATAAGCTCTTCCTCCACCTTCAGAGCTTATCTCTGTGTTATACATGTGACCAACAATCGGTTTTGTATTTGGGTAAACAAGTTCCCAACCATCGTTAAGCAATTTAAATGTTTTACACATATCTTCTTCCATCATCAGCATTTCTGGGTCTTCATCATAAAGAAAGTTTTCACCACTGAAAGAAAAGTTGTAACTAAATTTACCAGTAGGAAGTAAGTTTCTATCATCTTTCATAGTATCTTTAACCATCCAAGGCAAGCAATACTGCCATATTGGTTGTGCTAAGAAGGGATATAGTTCTAAGTCCCATTCTTCTTCCCATCCAATGTATGGATATAAATTTTTGTTATCTATAAAAACTCTTTCTTCGTCTTTATAGGCATACTTAGAAGGATATGCAGTAATGATTGATTTCTTATTACCAGTCAATTTAGTAGCGTCTTCGTAAAGCCAAGCTAACTTTTCATCCCAACCCTCAGAAAACTTAGTATGGCTATCAATAGAAAGAACGAAGTCTTCTCCATCATATAATTCAGAGACACCTTTCCTAGCCTTACCAGTACCAATCTTATCTAATCTATTATCTTCGTTTATATAATC